CGAGCAGTCCATGCTTCCTGTGCATTGTCGTAAGCGATGGCTGAGCCCTCGTTCTTGACTGGTGCAGCAGAGAAACCGGACAGCTTTGTTTCTTCTTCGAAGCTACGCTCAGATTTCTCTGTTTCGTAGATTTCGCGATGCTCTTCGCCGTAACGCTTGTACTCTAATCCGAACAATGCGTTAAGTCCTGGGAGCAACTCTTTCAGTAGTTGTGCGCGTGAAATAGCCATTTACTTAGCTCCTTAAGCTGTGTAGTCCAACGCAGTTGCGTTGTTGTACTGGTGATTGTTAATCTTTACATACACTTCTGTGTATGCGCCGGCGCTAGTAGCAGTCTCAGGAACTACAGCAATAACACGAATTGGCAATGTTGAAGCATTACCAGCAGAACCAGTGGCGTAAACAGAAACACCAGAGTTACCTGTGGTGGCGCTGCCTGTACCTTGGCGAACTGACATGTTAGTACCAACAATGCTTTGGTTAACTGTAGTTACAGTAGCGTTACCGGAGTAAGTTACAGCAACTTTGAACAATGCCAAAGGATCGTCAATTACGTAAGCAACAGCTGAAGTAGCAGAAGCATTACCTGGGTAATACTGAGCTTGTACAGTTTGACCTTGAGTGTTTACATACTGAACACCAACAAACACACCAGCGGTGTAGTTTGCAGCAGCTGCAGTAGAGTTAACAGTTACAGTCGATTTTGCAATTGTGCCGCCTGCAGCGATAGCAACAATGTCGCCGTCGTAAATAGCTGTGTTATATGTGGACGCAATCGGAATCTGACGAATTGCGCCGGCATATGGCAAGCCATCTACACGGTTAACTGCTACTAAGCCGTAGGGAGCTGAAACGGTTGGATAAGCCATTTAAATCTCCTAAAAGTTAAAAAATTATTTACTACCACTACCAAACCCACCACCTTTAGTAGTCGTGCTCTTGCGATCACTAAACAAAGGCATGCGGGCATCGCTGTTTCGCATAAAGCTGTTGTCCACAGACTCCATTTGATTACGAGCTTTTTGATCGTAATACTCTCTGCGAGCTTCAGCCATCTCCCTTGGTTTCTTACATAAAAGCAAGCCACCAATTTCAACGTTTCCATCCTTGTTTCCAGTTACCTGTAACTCAGGATGATCTACTGCTTTTACCGGCTCCCAACCATCACGGCGTTTCTGAGACATGTTTGTGGCATGCTCTTGGCCTGCAATCGAAATTGCTACCCAATAAAACTCATAGTCGGGGTCAGGTGTTGGATCCGGCAAGCTACTCGCTGGTTTGTAAACGTAACGAGGTTTGTTTTGTTCGCGGGTTTCTAGATCCCGAGGTGTGCGGTTATTAGCCATTTTGAGTCTCCAATTTAAGAACTTCTTGTGCATACTGTTTGTGGGTCAAACCATACTTTTCCGCCAAGCGAGCTTGGGTTGCGGTCAGTTTGATTGTTTTCTTAGCTCCAGTGGAGCGAGAAGAGGATGCCACTACCGTTGCAGGTCTCTTAACTTGGTCAGCCTTTTTATCAGCCGAAGTCTCAGAATTGTCTAATAGCGCAGGGAATACCTGTTTTAAGCGCCCATCTACACGAGCGAAGTAATCATCAGAGCGAGGATCAACCCCGGTAGCAACTAGTTTTTGGTGCAGCCCTAGTGCAAAGGCCGTCATTTCTTCGTACCCCGGAGATCCAAACCACTGGTTTTTGGCTTGCCAGCGCAAGGTTCTTTCATCAAGTTTAGGCGCTTCGGGGGCCTGTTGATACGTTTGTACAACATCTTCCTGAGTTTGTAAAGGGGTTGGCTTGAAATTTTTTGCAGCTTCCAACTTCATCTTGGCATCTGTTAAATTTTCTTGCGCTTGCAACATCGCATCTGAGTCGTAAGACTCTTGTGCTTCTTTGTATCTGCGACGTGCCATTTCCATCTCTGCTTCGGCCTTGGCTGTCAAGGTTTCTGCATAGGTAGCTTCACCACTCTTCACGTACTCTTTAAGACGCTTGTTCTCTTCCATAAACTGCGTGGCGAGTCTCTCAAGCTCCTGTTTTTCACGCTGTGCAGCTTCTTTAGCACGTCTTTCGTCGTGCCTTGCGTGGGTTAACTGCTTGATGCGTTGCTGAGCACCTTGAGTGTAGTTTTCGATTTCTTCTTCCGAAGGATCTTCAACTTCATGGTCAAGTGGCTTAGCTCTGCGATCACGTTCTGGGGTGTCGTCTTCAATCTCAATCGATACGTCGCCTTCGGCTTCAATATCAATGTCAAAATCTTCCGACGAATTATTTTCTTCTATTTCGTGAGGAAATTTAAACTCATCATCATCTGGCATGTGTTTCTCCTAGTTAAACGCGTGTAATACCACGTGGGTCTTCGACTGTTGCCTCAACCTGATCGTCATTGATCAAGCGAAACTCTTTTCCGTGAATCATGATGCGCGTCCCGGAATATGGACGGGTAATAACAAAGTCGCCCTGCTTACACCAAGCGCCTTCTGGGAACTTCTCGGCGTCGTTGTAGCAATCAGGACCCATTTTCACAACGAAAAGGACTGGGGAAGTGATTTCCTCGGTCTTAATCACTGCGTCGGCTTTTGCAATGCCGCTTGAATAGGTATCACCAGCTTCTACTAGGGCACACAGGATTCGCCAACCTTTTGGGTCAGGCAAAGACTGGGCCTTTTGTTCTGCTGTTTCAAAGTCATGGTCTACTTTCGGAACTTGCATTCCTGGGGGCAGAATCAAACCTGATTCTGGTAATGCGATGGTTTCACTCATCGTTATCTTTCTCTATGTTTTCAGCGAGGTCAATTAAGTGGCGCTCTGCAAAGGCTAGACCTCGAATCACCCCGCAGAGCTCTTTGTACTGCTCAAAGCTCGAGCACTGACCATTTGCCAAATCGTCAGTGTAATTATTCATATCTGCGCGCAACTTATCGCGCAGTACATGTAAAACATTCATTGTTGATACATCCATTTATTACTCTCCTTTTGGTTTTTTATCTGCTTTGTTGAGTAAAGCACGCTTGTGAGCCATGTCTATACCCGTTGAAACCGCAAATTCCTTCTCTTTTGCTGCACGACCTTTGTCTTCTTGGGCGACTTTGATCTGTGCGTTCATGCCTGCAATCTCTTCTCTGGAGTTGATTTCCATCTCTTTTAGGCGAATATCGTCTGCTTTGGCTGCCGCATCTGCCATGAGCTTGCGCTCCTTGATGTCGACTTCCTTGGCCTTGAGCTGAAGTTCTTGCATTTGCATCTGTAAAACTGGATCTTGCTGGTTCTGCTGTGCCTGTTGCTGCGCTTGCATTGCTTTTGACTCTGTAAGCACTTGAACGGCAGCTTCTGCCATAAGGCGGCTGATCTCTTTTTCCATTTCTGGTGGCAATTCGTCTTCTTGGTCTGGAAGAGCAACACCCAAAGCCAACTCGATCTTCTGGCGATACGCAAAGCCAACGTGTTCAGCGATGTGAGCCTGCATTGCACCCATGATTGCTTGAGCTTGTGGGTTTTGCCCAATGAGCTGCATAACGATCGGATCTTGCATAGCTGACTGGTGAACCTTGATATGCGCTTCGTGATCCTGAGCTTGGAACGCCTTGAGTGGTTTTCCACGCAGCACGTTCTGGTTCTCTGAAACTGGATCGGTAGGCTTCTGGTCATCTTCCATCGGCACGAGCTTGTTAGCGTGCTTGATACCCAAGACTTCTAGCATCTGACGGTGTAAGAATGGCAAGTCATAAATCTGAGGCGCCATCTGAGCCATCTGAATAACAGCTTGGTACTGGACAACGCGCTGTGACAGAGTTGCTGCATTAGGGTCGCTAACTGGGATAACTTCAACCAAACTGTAGTCGCCTTGCTTAGCGCTTGGACGGCCTTCTTCTGGCTCATAGGTGTAGTCAGGGTCTGTGTAATCACGGATCAAACCAGCGATAAGCTGCAATTCCTGCTTGAGAGCGTAGTGAACACGGGCTTGTACCGCACTCATCACTTTTAAACTGCGCTCGAGGATGGCGAGGGTGGTTCCCACCGGCGCCTGGTTAGACATGTCGCTGATCTTCATATCCGAAGTAGCCGCAAAGCGACGCGCTTCATCAATGATCTTATCCATCAAGCCAGACAGAACCATCGAAGGCTCTTTGTAAGGAAGCGGGAGAATGTTGTCGCGGATTGATCCAGAACCAACGTCTACGTCACGGAACTCACCCGGTGCGATTGGTGTGTCATCGCCCTTGATACGCAAACCACGTGACTTTAATCCGCCCGGCAGGTTTGAGAGTGTTCCAGCGTCGACAAGCTGACGCATGATGGAGGTGGCTGATTTAGCATAGCCGCCAATAAGGTGAAATAAACCAAAACCGTAGGAGCCATAGCCTGGGATGTATTGATAGTGAACAAAGTGTTGACGCTTGATCTTGAGCTTGTCGTCTTCTTTCCAGTTACGGCGAATAGCCAAGATCTGGTTTGTACCGCGAACCATTGTGACAACGTAAGGAAGCGCAATACCGGTAGGCTCGCCTTCATCATCCACATCTTCAAATCCAGGAATATCTAAGTCAACGTGTGACTCGTACAACTCGAAGCGGTCGTCATAAGTTGCAGAAAAGCCAGTCTCTTTGTCTTTGCTCTCTTGGATGTCGCTAGTAAATTTCTCTGGGTCGCCAAGCTCAACGTCAGCGTAAAAGCCAGCATTGATCAGCTTTAACAGATCATTTTTAGTCTTGCGCATGCGATGCGTGATGCGATGGCAAGTGTTAATTTCGGAGACGCCGTACGGCAAAATGATGTCTTCAGCCGGAATAAATACAGATACTGGGCGCTCAATGCTTGGGTCGTAGTAGACCTTCTTAAACGCAGAACCGGCACTTGGCAAGTTCCAAAGCATCTTTTCGTGCTCTGGGCGGTACTCGGGCATCTTCTCAGTTAACTGGTAGTTCATGTCCTCTTGGACACGAGTCGCCGCTTCTTTTTTCTCTGGGGTATCACGACCAACGATCTGTGTACGTACAGGCCCTTTAGCTGGGAATGTCTCCATGATGGTGTCAGACTGGAAGCGAACAACTGCTTCAGTGATCATCGGGTGAAACACACCGCAAGCGCCATCCCAAGGTTCTGTGCGATCTTCGAACTTCAGACCGAGCAGCGCAATGCCCTCTTTGTACATCTTCTCCCAATCGGAGCGAGACTCGATGTCGCCATCAATATCTTCAGCCAAGTCAGAAGCGAGAAGCTGTAACTCGCTATCGCTAAGTACCTCGGCTAAGTTCTCATCGAACTCTTCTTCCCCATCTTCTTTGTCCATCGACATGATTTCTTCGCCTTCAACGCTAACGCTCAGCGCTTCTGGATCTTCAATCTCGATCTCAATATCTGGTTCTTTATCTAACGCGCCAAGCCCTGCAGGTGCTTGGTACAGCGATTTTTCTATGCTCATGGTTTTTCCTAGTAGTACGCCGCACGTCTGCGGTATTTGTAAGTTAACTCGTCCTGCTCATCTGTATCAAGACTAATAAAGCCCCCCTGCCTATAGCGCAGCAGTGCCTGTGTGCAAGTATCCACGAAGTCGTCGTGTTCGCCAACTGGAAAACTGGCAATCTCTTCAATTACTTCTCTTGCCCAACGGGTATCTGGTGCCCATACCTTACCAGAAGAGAACAAGTCAGCTACCGCATTTAAGCGAACCATCTTGTCATTACCTCTGGACGGGCTGAACTCTTGAACTGGTATTCCAATCAAACGCAGCTCCTGGATCAACGGGCCCCCGGATGCTTTTTTCTCCACGATAAACGCGTCTGGATTCCACTCTTTGTAGTGCTTGAGCGCAATCTGTTTGAGTTCTGGGAAGGTCATCCGATCCTTGAACGCATCTAGCAAGATGACGTTGGGACTGTTCCGATCCTCGTTGTTGTAAAAAACCCCCCATGTTGTGCATGCGGAATAGTCTGATGTGTTCTTCGTCTCGAACGCCGTATCCCAAGACTGGATGATGTACTCGCATGACGGGGGGTTATCGCCCTCCCATATTTTCCAATCCTTCCGACTTACCAATGCCGACATATCGGACGTGGGGTTCTGCATGTACTGGGCGTTCCAGTAGCGTGGGTCGATGGACTGTTGCGTATTTTTCAGAGCCTCTAGGCTCCACTGCGCAGGCCACAAGGATTTTTCATGGTCGGTGCCAACGTCAAGGATGGCTGGCAACTCAACAATTTCCCAAGGGATGGTGTCTGGGTTCTTGATCTGGTAGTCAATCAATCTACCCGTCAAGTCAAGCAAAGACCATCTGGTCATAATGACGATGATCGCACCACCCGGCATCAGACGCTGCAGCGGACCCGTTTGGAACCAAGACCACGCATTGTCAAACGCCAGACGGCTGTTCGCCTTCATGTCCTGCTCGGAATGTGGATCGTCAATTACGAAAAGATCCGCTCCGCGACCTGCCAGAGCGCCGCCAACACCAGCTGCGTAATACTGACCACCAGCACCAGTACTCCACTTCCCCGCCGCCTTCTGGTCTTCAGCGATTTTAGTTCCTGGGAAGATCTCTTGATATTCTTCTGACTCAATTAAGTTCCTTACCCGTCGACCGAAGTCTTCGGAGAGGGACGCCGTATGGGTACCCATAATAATTTTCTTATTGGGGTAGTTGCCTAAAAAATAGGCAGGAAACAGGTAGGAGCTGAACTCCGACTTACCCATACGAGGTGCTATGTTGATAATGACGCGCTTTTTCTTGCCGTCGACCACATCCTGGAAAATTTTAGCCAGCTTTTTGTGGTGGGGTCCTACTTTGAACCCTGGGTAGACGTGCTTTGCAAACGCAATCGGGTTTGTTTGCGACATTTTAAGGCTATGCCGCTGGTCTTTTTTCTCTAAATCGGCAAGAAACAGCTTTTTCTCATCCGTAGTCATGTCTTTTAGCGCCTTTTGGGCCGCCATTGCTTCTTCTGGGGTCAGAAAATCAAGATTCATCTATGTTTTGCCCGATGATCTTGGTCTTCACTTCGATTTCTTCTACATCCACCACGTCAGCTACGCCCATGTACTTGCCTAGCTTCTCTTTGATGCGCGCATCGAGCTCTTCGTCTGTGACTTCTTCGTTCTTTACGGCGATGCGTTCTGTAAATAAGGCCACTTCTGTAACTTTGCCCAACAACTCCAGTGCTTTTAAGCGGATACGGGCGTCGGGGTGCTCCGTTTCTTTCACAATCTTAGCCACTGACATGGAGCGCAGGTTTTCTGCTTGCTCGACAAACTTCCACTGGTAGGCAGTGACCATCCCAACGGCTGACTTTATCTCTTCTGGTAGGTCCAGGCTTAACAAGCGCTCTTTGGCGCGGGGGTCGTTTTTGATTAATGCGTTGAATGCGTCAGCGGTTTTCTCTTGCTGGGCTTCTGTAAGGATTTCTTCGTCTTCGTCGGCAAATTGGCTAAGCCATGCTGACGTTTTTGTTTGTGCGGAGAGTGTTTGCGCTGGGGTTGTGTCGTTTAGAGGGGTGAAAGCTATGTCGCCTGGAATTACTTCCGGTACGAAGTCTGCTGCGGATGCTGTGACTAAATGCTCTAAAAACAAGATTTCCCCTTTGGTTGCGTGTGGTGCTCACGTATGGCGCAAGTATATACGGCTTTTACTTTTTTGGGTATACTTTCCTTACCAACGCTTTTCCTCCTTCGTTTGGGCGTTGGCTCCTTGTTGTTGATACATCCTCGTTTGAACCCCCACCTAATACGTGGGGGTTTTTTTATGGTCGGCTAGTTTGAGGCGTGTAAGAATTTTTATGTAGGTGTAGCCGAGGGCGTTTTCTTGTTTGTTGGTTGCTAGGTTTGGGTTGCTTGGGTCGGCGTGGTGGTTGCTGTGCAGGTTATCCCCGATCAAGAAAAAACTGAGGTACTTGAAGTTGTGGCTGTTGTCTTTTGCCTTTGGGTTTTTGTACCCGCCCTTCCAGTGGCACAGCCCCGTAACTACAGAATTTGACCAGAGGGGCGTCCAGATTATTTGAACCCCCCAGATCGCTAGACCTACCCAGCCAAACAACGCCATGTCAATTCCTAGCAAAAATAGCAGGCCGCACCTCAAAAAGCGGGTTTCTAAATCCCAAGACTCTACGCCTTTACTGAATAGCGCTTTGTCTTCTGGGGTGTTG